CTGTTAATTGTGTATCTGCAAACTTAGTATTATTATTTATATTAATATCTCGACTGTATAATTCATCCATTTCGTTTATTAATTTAAAAGCATTACCATCATGCGTAGTAATCATTTGTGCAACAGAAGCTTCACCCATGCCTTTTCGTTGTCTATTAATACCAAGTGAAGAATTATAAGATACTTTTGCAAATAACTCTTTAACAGATTGAGGTATTTTCCTATCAGATAATACTGTTTTGGTAGGGGTAGGAATAAAATCTGTTGTTGTTAAATCATAATCGCCTAGTGATTTATCATACTCTGTATAGTTTTCATCTGAAAATTTAATATTACCTTCTTCATCTATAAATCTTTTAGATTGTTTACCTCTAGCTAAACCTATTGTTTTGTTTACAGTTCCTTTAACACCTCTTGCTAATATAGGTGTAGCTCCAAATCCTAATCCAAGCGCACCAGATAAAATAGTTGTGGTTGCAACATTAGATAAAACTTCTCCTTGTTCATTTACATCAAAAGGCGCACGTCTTCCTTCAGATGCAAGAGCAAATATACTACCCTGTTTTGTAAATGCACCTGTTGTTTGCAAAAGACTTTTGCCTTTCAATCCAATATTAAACAAAGGAGAAAAACTAATAAAAAATAATGGATCGAAAGGCATAGCTGTCAAAGCTGGTAATACACCAGACTGTGACAAAACTTTTTTTCTATCTAAAGAAGCTCTTAAATTTTGAACAAGAAAATTAAAATGTTCTTCATTTTTATAATGATATAATTGTTTGTAATGTGGCAATAAATCATCAGGTATTTCAGCTTTAAAATTAGGGTCTTTTGGAATAGCACCAAATCTTACACCTTCTTCTACACTATTCAGTAACGGAGCATTTACATAAGCAACATTAGCTTTAAACCCTTCTACAAAAGAAGGGTCATCTTGATACCTAATAATATCATCAGGACTTAATAATATTTCTCTTAAACTTATATCCATTTAATCACCAAAAAAATTGGGTGTTATTAATTTTCCTAATTCTTTCCAACTCATCATTGGTTTTCTACTTTCATTTGCTCCTATTTCATCTGCTTGTTGTTGTATATTAGAAGATAATGATGGAGTATATGGGCCTTTTTGAGCTAACTCATTAAAGCGAGTCAAATCTGTGTTTCGTTCATTAGCTAAATCTTGATAATGTTTAATCATACCTGCTCTATTTATCTGTAATACAGTACTACCTACAATAATAGGCCTAGAAAATTCATCTACTAATGTATAATTAGGATATGCTCCACTTATATTTCTTGGTTCTGCAACAAAAACATTTTTACCAAATACAGGCTCTTGTCCATTTAAAAATATTTTTTTAGATGTATCATCCATTGTGTCTAAAATCATTTGCGCTTGAAACTGAAACTCTTGAATATCATCTCCTTTTTCTCCATATAATCTTTCTGGAGCAAACTGAGAAACATTAAACTCAGGAACCATAAACTGAGAACCTTTTCTATAAAATCGATTAGATAAAGATTGTCTCATTATATCTGTGCCTAGTTCTTTACCATAAACCGCTACAAGTTTAGGCAAACTTGCTCTTACATAATTATCTTCAGCAGGTGTAAGACCTCTTTCATCGCCAAAAGCAAAAGTATCATAAGTAAATTCTTTGGTAATATATTCATCAAGTGTCTTAAAATCTTCCCCCATTTGAGATTCAAATGTTTGTTTTACATTTATATTAGGGTCATTTAATCTTCTTACTACTTCTGGTATATCTGCAACTTGTGCTGTTTGTGACAATAGTTCTATTGATGTCATTAGTTCAATAGTGCTATCTGATAACCCTCTATACAAAAATTGATTATTTTGTGTTCGTGTTAAGGCATTATAAAATCTTACAAGACCTGTTGCATCTTGTTGATTATTGCTAACTAGTCTTAATATATTGTCTTGTTTAAAAAAATCTTTAAATACTTGAGGCAAGTCTTGTTGTTGATTAAACATTACCTTAAACAAAGGTGAGTTTGTATCATTTAAACCTTGTTCTGAAAAAAGCACTCTGTATAAATCATTAGGCGTTTCAATACCAAGACCAACTTTTAAATAATTTTCTAAATTACTTGGTGTAACTGGGATATTATTTGTAATTCTTTCTTGAGTTAATACAGATTGTTTTATATCTCTAGTAAGTGTTTGATTTTCAGAAAGAGTATTAGCAATAGTAGTTATATCTGAAGCAATATCTTTTCTAATAACAAAAGGAGTTGAGTTTAAATAATCCTCATCAAAACCATACTGCGCTAATATTTCTTTTGACTGAGGACTAATAGACACACCTCTTAAACCAAGAGCTACTTCATTTAAAGAAGCTTCTTGAAGTTGTTGATTATATAATAAATCAGGACTAAATTGAGTATTTGCAATAGCGTTTACAACTCTTGTAACAGGCACAGTAGCAAATGATTTTTCTATTCTTCTTAAATCTCTATCTCTATTATCACTAGAATATCTTGTAGGATGAGATTCATATATTTCATTTACTTGACTAATTAATTTTTCTTTATACTTAAACAAAAATTCTGAGTTTGTAAGAGAAACTTGGTCATCACCTTCGCCAAGATAAAAAAATGGTTGTTCAGCTAATCCTTGAATACCAGACTCTAAATCATTCAAATCACCATCTAATAAACCAATTTCAGTATTAAATGCCTGTCTATCTTCAAAATTTGCTTTATTTACATACAAAGCATTAGCATGTTGCAATCCATATTGACTAACAGATATATCAACTAATGGTTTGTATTTACCTGCTTTATCTGCGTATCCTTCTTGCCAACCACTTAATGCTGTAAGAAATCCCTCTGGATCATTTTTATATTCTCTAGCTAATTCAGCACTTTTATATTGAACATCAAATTGTATTTGTTGGGCATACATTTTATCAAGAGTTTCTTGAACAGCCCTTCTTTGTACTGGAGAAAAACTTTCTGGTAATTTTTTAAATACTAATGTACCTCTGCCAGTTGGGTCATTATCATCTGTTTCTCTTAATGACATTTGACTTACAGTATCTAATGCTTGTTCTTCTTGTTTTCTTACATCTACTTTATATTGCATTTGTGCAATATTTTCAGTTACTTGTGAAAACGCATTAGCTAATTTTGTAGGAGCTTGACTTACACCAGAAACCCCTATTGGTGAATTAAAATTTTGAGATGTTCGATATACTTGAATAGCCATTTTAGTCACCAAATCCTAAACTTTGCGCTCTATAAAAACCACTTGCTAAAGAATTAAATCCAGTCATAAATGCAGTTTGTCTTGCAACACCACCTTCCATCCTTGAGATATCTGCTTGACCTAATGATTGTTGTGCAGAAGATAAATTTTGTAATAAACTTCTTGCTTGTTCTTCTCTATTAGAACGTCTTGCTTTATCAAGCATTGCATTAATAGAACGGTCATTTGCTGAACGCCCTAGTTTTGCACGTTGAGCATTTGCTTGTCTTTGATAAATATTAAATTTTTCTGTCAATGCATTACTTTCTTGTAAACCACGAAGCTTTTGCATATCAGCATTGAATTCAAATTGTTGTGCTTGACGATTATATAATTGTTGCTGTTGCGCACCTGCTTGTTGTTGCATCATAAAATTTATGCCGCCAACGGCAAGATAAAGAAATGGGTCCATTAGAATGCTACCTCTACAACTATACCATCAACCTGACAAGGAAGAGATTTATCTTGTGTAATTTCAACTTTAGGGTCTTTAGTAATACCTCTTACAAAAAATTCTTTTCTTTCTGATACAGAGATAATTCCTTGTGCTGGACTATTATTTACATATTGAGGTAACATCTTTGTTCCATTAATAACAACACTTTTTGTATCCTGTAAGTCAGCTATAACTTTTGTGATTCTTCTTGGTCTACCAGTTAATGGGCCTCCTTGTACAAGAGCATCAAGACTTTGTGTTTTAGCTGTTGCTGTAAATGGAAATCCAATATAACCACCAGAATAATCAACGCTATAATCTCCAACATCTATTTCACCAGAAGATAAAGTATATTCATCAAGTAAAATATTTGTTGATGTAAACATTGTTACTTTTGAAGTACCTGCATTTGGAAACTGTGCCGATGATTTACTAGCAACGTATGTTCCTGCTGTACTATCATTTACCATATGTGGAGATGCACAATGTTCTGCATTAACAGCATTTGTAAATTCTTCTAATACAAATCTTTTTGTAGTATCGGAACGCCTGTTACACGCAACAAACAATCGATTGCCAAGAACACAAATAGATTGCATATACCCAAAATCTGTTGCCCATCTTACCCAACCAGCCCTTCTATCTCCTCTTATTTGATAATAAACAAGCAACTCTGTATTTGTAAAATCAACATTATCAGACTTACTTCTAATTAAAAATAAATAAGAACCAGATTGATTTAATCCACCTTTTAATACAGCAGATTGATATACATTGCTTGTCATATGTGAAGACAATAATGATATTGGATTTGATACATATGCACCTTCTGTATCAGAATACACATAGTCTCGTATTGTTTTGCCATCTGCTTGTGCAAATATAGATACACCATCAAAAGGTAATGGTTTTGTAAAACCTGTACCAAAAGGTGTTTGTGAAGATATCTTTGCATTAGCTGGTGTTACTGCTTGGTCTGTAAATGCAGGAACAAAAAATTCAAATGAAGATGCAAAGATTTGTAAATCTCTATTACTTACTAAATGACGTATTTGTGATTGAGTTCCAATATTCGCCTCAATATCTAAAGCATCATCATCTTCACCATCTCCAATATCAAAATTAAAATATAATCCAGTTCGAGAACCCCAGATACCTAATGGTTGTGATGGTGAACCAGCAAACCAAAGTCTATCTTCATGGAATGTAACAGCTTGAGGATATCCTCTATAAGCAGAATAAGATTGTTCAAACCAGTTTGTTGTAGACGCAGTTCCAGAAATAACAGGAGAACCCCCACCATCTACTGTAGAAGATGCGGCCGCACCTGCGGTAAACTTATAAGTATTCTCATCTATTACTTCAGAAATAGTTCGTGTACCATTTATATTGCTAGAACTTATTCCACCAACACCACCAGCTTCAGATATAACAATAGAAGCTCCTACTTGTAATCCATGAAGAGCATGTGTTACTTCAACCTTACTTGAGCCATTAGCCGTTTTTAAAGCGTCTCTATCTAATTGAAAAGTTAAATTACCTAATAAGGAAGCTGTAACGTTTTTTGTATTAGTAAATGCTGTAATTAACGCTTCTGTTTGACCAATCAAAAGAGTTATCCCAATATGTTGAGAAGTAAAATAATCTACTGATGTTGTAAGTGTTACAGAGCCAGTTGTTCCAGATGGTGTAAGTGTTGTATCTGAATCTTGAAAATTATAATATGGTTGGAATATTCTATTCCCATCTAAAGATTGATCAAAAGTAAAATTTCGTAATTCAAATCTATTTAATGCTGTTCTTACAATCATCATAGGCGACCATGAATCATGGCATACAATCATAAAATCACCACGATGAGTATATGTAAATTGATTCAAAGTTGAGCTAGTCCACGGACAACCTACATATTCAGAACCTATAACTGCTGATGTATATGTAATATTAAAATCACCAGTTGGTGATATATCTGCTGTTGCGTCTATAGCAATAGTAACTCCCTCAACTACAACAGGATATCCAGTATTATTTGTAAATCTATAACGAACTCCTGCTCTTGAATATCTTAATCTTATATCAACATCTTGATTTGTTGATATTGTAAATGTTCCGTTCCCAACACTATTACCACTAGTTCCAGCTGGAATTGATCCTCCAGTTCCAAAATTTACTGTCGCTGTTCCAGAAGTGCCTGTTATTGTTATTGTTCCAGTTTCTTCTCTTCCTCTTCCACCAATACCTATTATTGAATCAGCAGAAGTAGCTTTTGTAATACTACCTGATTGTAAACGAAAAATTTCTTGTATTTCTGTAGCTGTAGCACTACGCACAAGTGTAAGTCCATTTACCCCACCAAAATTTGTAGATGTTCCATTACTACTTGGTACTGCTTGTGACACAGATAATTCTTCTACTGTTTGTGTATAATTTTTTATAGAAAGAACAGGGCCAATTTCTGTACCAACATTATCTTGTAATTTATCTGGATCAGAAAAATCTTCTAACACACCATCAGTATCACCAAATCCTGCTGTCCATATTTCTTTTACATTATCTTCTCTAAATATAACTTCCCAATTAGATGTAGACTGAGCAAATAGCTCAAAAGATTGACTTGGATTTAAAGATATTTCAGAACCAGCTATTTCTGGTTTAAGACAAATATCACTATTATTTGTAAACTTAATATTATATTTAGAGGCACTAGCATTCACACCAGATTTTATTTCAGTTACAGTTACATCGAGACCTGTTTTACCAACATCTGTTTCTGTTATACTACCGCTATATGTTTCATCATATAAGAATACATTATTAGCCGCATAGAATACTTTACTTGTATCTTGGTCAATACACATAAGATTTAAACCACGTCTTATGGGCATTGTAGAACCAGAATTAAAAGTTGTTGGGTATGCATGGTCAGGGTCTAATGTAATCTGATATTTTACTAAAGATGCAGTGTTATCACCACTAGGACCTCGAGCTTTTGTATTTGGTTGATTCATATATTGAAGTGTTGCTCTTATTCTTTCTAATTGAGAAACACCAAGACTATCACCAAAAGTATTATCTATTGCATCAAAATCATTTGGTTCAACACGATATGGTGTAAATCCACCATCATCAAATGCTATAATATATTGTTCATCATCAGAGAAAGCAAAAGGCTCAAGTCTTACATCCATATGAGACGTAGAAGAAGAAACACCTACATTTGGTATTGCATCATGCAACCATGTACCAGCACGTTTCTTCAAACCACCTTCAGGTCTTATGTAAAAATTTTCTACAGTCTCACCAGATTGAGCATATACTGCATTATCTGTTCTGCTTGAAAGAGAGGGATTTACTTCACCAAAAGAAAAATTATTTAAAGGTATTCTCACCCTTGCCATTAACTTCTCCTATCAGTAATAAATCTCGATGTCACCAGTTTACGTGTTGTTTGTTGTTGTGAGTCTAATGTTTTAGCTTGCTGTGCCATAACAGTTGTTTGTGCATCAAACAATGATGCCATTTGTTCATCTCTTGCTAGTGCAGTTGCAAGAATAGTTGCCATTCGATATTCGGCAAGCATAATAAAATAAGAAGGGAAGTTTGCTTCTGATACTCTAAATGCATAATCTGCAATCAACGCATCTGCTGAATCAGTATCTGCATATACTTCATCTTCATATACATTATATTCAATTGCCAAATCATTTACAGTAACAGCATGAAGCATTAAGTAATCTGTTGGTAACTGGTATTTTCTTGTATATCTACCAAGAGGTGTGCCAGATATAAGATTGAGTTGAGCTTGTTTAGTTGCAAATCTCCATCGTGAAGATATAAGCAATGTGCGTATCATATCTTCATACATAGAATTTGATACACGACCTTCTTCACTATCTTCATCAAATGATGAAATGGTATTTGCACCTACAAGAATTAATGCACGATTTGCTATATCTAATGAGGATGATGCGCTAGTTGGAGCCATATTGTGTTAGGGAGATGTAAGTTAATGCCTTGACATCTCCCTATCCCTAATTAATCACCATCTGTTTCTGCAACAGCCGTACCATCACTTACATCGACAGTCGTACCATTGTTTGACAATACAGTAACAAAGTTTGTTGTTGGTGTGTTAGTGTCTTGAACAATTACCAAATCACGAACATTCATCATATTAACTGATTCACCAGTAAAATAACCAGCACTATTCACAGTTGCGATTGCGTCTGTTGTTTGATAAATCCAAAGATTTACACCACTAGCACCACCAATTCTATGAAGACCACTTGCTGAATAAGCCATTTAATCCTCCTATGTATTGTTATCTAAGACTTCATAGATACCATTGTTATCAATAACAACAGCACCCATTGACATCATAGAGGTTGCAAGATGTGATGCTTTCTGCGGAACATAGTTAAGTTCTGTAGAAACATCTGAGTTTACTCCTAAACCAACAGCAGAAGTATGATATGCCATACTCTTACCTGCGGCTACTGCGGCAGTTGAGAATATCTTGAATCCAAGAAATTCTTTCATAGTCATACCACCTGCAAATGGTAGATTTTGCTCACCAACAAAATCTGAAGATGCAAATTCTGTTATTGAAAATAAATCAGCATATCCTTTCGGATGCATTGCTAGATAACGACCACCATCTTCTGGAATGTTTGCAGTTCCAAAAGTTTCAAATAAAGTAAGTAAGTCTGCTTTTTCAACAGCACCACTTGTATCATGTATTTGAGTTGAGTTTGCACCTGCATCCATAGCAGTAATCAACAATTCATCTGTTTTACGTCCTAAAGCGGCGGCGGCTGATTGTGCTACTGCCTGACGCTCATCGATATTTGTCTTCAATTCATCTAGCTTGTCTATATATTCAGCCGCATAAAAATCAGACATTGTTGCTTCCACAGTTGTATGTGCAAGTTCCATAGGGGTTACGTCACCATTACGTGACTTAGTTGAAGCAGAACCAGTTCCTATTTTCTGAAAGCGAACAACGCTACCACGAACATTACCAACACTACGTACAGTATTCCTTAACTTAGAACCCATACGCTGATAAGCCATGTGAACTTCAGACTCAAACTGCTTAATGAAAGCGACATCTATTGTATTCGCCATTTTAAGCTCCTATTAAAAGTTTACATTTAACAGATTATCCACTTTTTGCTTCATCCAGTTATCCATCAGGGCTGTCAGCTACAGAGGGTCATACTATCTATTTGCCATTTATTACAGAGAATGGCAACGTACAAAATGAAAACAATCGTAATTATTTACATTTATTGGGGTATTTTCTACTTTAAAACCCAAAAATTTTAACCAATCTATTGTTTTTTTATTTTTAGCAGGAACAATATTTTCTAACATATCATAGTTTATCATAAGCCAATCAATAATTTCTTTGCTTATTTTGCAAAAAGAAAATTGATATTTTGATAACATTTCACTGCCTAACATCCAAATTGTACCTGCATTGATATCTAAATCATTATCAATATCCGCAACACCAAACATGGCAATAGGCTCATCTATATATAAAACTGTAAATACATAACTGTCTTTTTCTTTTATAGGCTGATGTAATGCCATAAAAGGAGTAACTCTGTGAATAAAACATTCAAACAAATCTTCTTTTCTTAATTTATTTTGAAGATATTGGGCATGTTTGTAAGTAGAAGATACAATAGAAACATGCCCTTTTTTATAAAAACAATCTTTAGTAGATTTTAGAAAATCCATCATCGACCTGTTTTATAAAAGCTTTATCACGTTTTGCAGGATTCCAATACCTTTCGTCTTTCATCATACTTTGCAAATCTTCAACTGTTACAGACTGCGATGGTTGACTATTAGATACCATAGAAGAATCTCCTACTTTATCCATTATAAATTCTAAAGCTTGTATTCCTTGAGCAGATTGCCCTAGTACAAGTATTGCATCTCCCAATTCTTCTGGAAAAAACTTATTAGCCCATAGGTCAACTGCTTCAATACGTGCATCTGCATTATCTCCAAGCTGTTGTTTTTCTTCTTCTAAATTAGGCTGAAAGCTATCTGCAAACTGTGCATACTTAGCAATACCAGACTCAAATTCTTCCTGACTATATCCATTTTCAAATGCATGATTAGCCCACCATTGAAATAGTTCATTATCATTTATTAAAGATTCATCCACTGTTTCTGGAACTTGATAATCACCAACAGTAGCAGGTCGTGATGACAATGCTTCTGTTTCTAGTTCTTGAAGTAGGTTTGCTTTTATTTCTTCTTGGCTTGAGCCAAGTTTACTTTCAAGATTTGAATAAGAGGTAACTAAATCTTCTGGTGTTTTAAATTTTTCTGGCAACCATTCTGGTCTTGAATCAGTAGGTGCTTCTGCTGGTGCTTCCACATTATCTACAACTTCATTCATTATTTTTTATCCTTTGTGCATGTTTAATTCGTTTTTCAATAATAGCAACAATAAATCGTTGCCCTTCTCTGTGACGTAGTTCGCCATCAGATGCATTTGGTCCTGATACTAAATCAAGAGTAACAGAACGCAAATAAGCTAATACTGCTTTACCAGATGGTGTATTAAATAAACTTTGAAAATTTTTAGAAATGATTTCATCATTTTCTTTACTGCGTGGAAAGCCATCAATTCCCAGATGTTGGGTCATTCATCATACCTTGTTGCTGTTGCATTGCTATTTGTTGTTGAGCCGCCATTATTATTTGTTGTCTTTGAGCATCATCTCTTATTAGAGAATCAGGTACACCAAACTTTTTAGCAAGATATACAGCAGTATCTTCAGATGAAACAAGTAAGTTTAATAACTCTGGGCCAAATGTTTGCCCAACTAAACCTAGATAACGTGATACATTTGATATATCTTGATTAGCTTGTGCTTGTGCTAATGGAGATACAGAACGTATTTTAACTTCTCTTCCATTAATAGTAGGTATTTCTATGCGCCCTTGTTTCTTTAATATATGAACAACTCTTTGCAATACAGGCTGTACCATTTCAGCTTGTAATCTTCCAAAAGCAGAACCAATACGCCTTGATAAATCAGCCATACGTTCTGCAACTTCTGTAGCAGAAGCAGGTGTTTTATTTGGATCGCCAAGCATATCATTATATAAAGCACGTTTTATATTATTTCTCATATCACCCAAAACAAGATTTGCAACATCAAAACTACCAGCAGGTCTAATTGGTTGTAATCCTTGTGAACCTTGAGCTTTAGGTATTATAGTCCCTGGAACAAGGTTTATAGTATCTGTGTTTATAACGCCATCATCGTCCATTTGATATATGCCAGAGATAGCCATCTGTGCATTTTCTAGTACAAGCTCGATAGTAAGATTAGTTGTTTTGATTGCACTTAATGCATTAATAAGTGGGCCTCTGCCATATATTTCACCTGCGGCTTTAGACCAACGAAAACATACAAATGGATTAGAACCTGTTCCAGTAAATTGTTCTTGATGTATTAATTCTTGTTTCATTCTATCAATTACAAAATAATCATATCTTTCTTCATTTTTCTTTTGATAGTTTCTACAAATAACTTCTAAAATTTTTGCTTTTTCTTCTGGCGTTGATTCGATTGCTTTACGTACTTTTTCAAGTATATCTGCTTTTGGATATGCGATAGGTATGTCGATATATTTAAGTTCGCGTTCCCGATAAACGTGGTCAATGTTATCATCAGGCCCAGTATCCAACATAACAGATGGTAATGGAATTGCATTAAAACGGACTGGATTAATTGCATTGCCTTCTTGGACAAGTAAGATGCCTGTGCCAACAGCCAAATCCATAAAGCTTTCATGTATTTCCTGACCAAAGTTAGAGTTTTGAATAACTTCAAATACATATTCTGTAACCTCATCTAGCTGATTATTTACTGCATCTTGCTCTTCTTTTGGAACTTCTGAACCAGCAATAAAGTCAGCCCAACGAGCAAAGTTAGGAACAAGACCAGATTGCAAACGAGATGCAAACTCTTGTGTACCAACAACTGCTGTCTCGTCAAATATCTTATCATCTCTTCTTTGCCCTACTGCTTCTGTAAAAAAACTTTTACGCATAGGTAAAGCATACTCATAACATTCTTCATATAAAGGCTCAAAATAAGAACGATGTGTTTTAGCACGTTCGTATTTTTGCAACATGTTTTCAGCTAATTTATCCATTATATTGTATCGCTATAATATCCAAGGCCACCACGATTACTTGTTAATAAAGAACGTAATCCAGCACCACCACGCATTCTTCTTACTCTTTGCTCTAATGCTTCAGCTTTATTATCTGCTATCTTCCTACGTTCAGCCGCTTCTTGGTCTCTTCTCATTGATTCAACATTAGGGTCAACTGCTGGTCTTGATGGCCCTCTCGACCTTGATAAACACATATTAAGCTCCTTTACATTCTAGCCCATAATCCTTGTCTACGCTTTCTAGGTTGTCTTGTAAAGACATCGTATTCTCTTTTTGCTTGAAAAGCACCTTTAGTTATATTGGTATTATGCATAACTTGTCTGCCCTCACCTGCTCCTAGCATAAGATATTGCAGAGCATCATGTATGTGAGAGTAATGATTTTTTTCTGGCTTGTCATCAAATCTTTCTCCAGAAACCTGCAACCTTCTATATTGATATCCACCTTCAAAACCTTTTATGATATTACGACATCTTGGATCTATAAGAAGACCAGACTGTCCTTCTATCATTCGATTTAATGGAGATTGAACGGATTCAAGTCTTAAAGATACATCATTAGAAGGCGCAGGTCTGGCAAGTAAACCTGCTCCACGTAAAATCTGAAAGGGAGTAGATTCGTCAGTTTGTGCACGAAAATCACCAGCAGGATCACCAAATATAATAGCTTCACACATACTATATCGTGTTGCTAATTCTTGTCTTAATATTTCAGAAAACTTTACAATGCCCATATCAAAAGCAACTATCTCTTGTAATATGAGCCATCTACCTCTTATCTTTTGACCAAACACACAAGCAGGAGTAAGGCCAAAATCAATACCAATATAAACAGGTATGGAGGCGGCAACTGGTATTTCTTCTTTGGCAACATGGACATCAGGTGCAAACATGGGATAAATGGGTTTGCCATCTTGAATACTCCCTAACTTATTCATTACATAAACATCAATCCAACTTTTTGTTTTACCTTGTACAATATTAGGATAATAGTCTTCTCTCATGTTTGTTATGTTTTCAGCTTTAGAATTTTTTATATATTCTAATACATTGCCCTCATTATCTTTTTTTTCTACCATTCCAGAAGGTTGTGTGAAGAACTGCCAGTTATTAGGTTTAACTAACATCTTTGCTTCTTCTTTAGCAATGTGGTCTGGAACTGGTACTTCACCTGACATAATAGGCCACCAATGGTCTTCTTCTGGTGCATTAGTATCACAGATTAAACCTGTCCAAGTACACCCACCATCTTTCATAGAAGGGAAACGACCTACACGCATAGAAGCCGCATCAATAATACTCTTACTTACTTCTCTTGCTTCATTAACCCAAACGCCAGTAACCTCTAAAGACAAAAGTTTCTTTACATCTTCTGGTCTATCAAGAGCTAAAAAAATAACTTCAATATCTAAATCATGTGTTTGTATCTTGTGTGTATAAGGAACAGACCAATTAAACTTTCCCCAGACATGTTCTGGAAACCAATCAAGCCATGTTTTTATTGTCGTAGTTCTTAGTTGTGGATTAGTATTACGTATGATTGCCCATCTTGAACGTCTTATTCCATCAGCATTTGGCTCTTGAGCTAATGCTCTTCTGAATATTTCTACACAACAAGCAACAGATTTACCACTTCCAACTGGACCACGAATGCCACGAAAGAAGCTATTATCTTTCATAAAATCTTTTATTATTTGCCCATCAGGTTTATACTTAAAGGCGGTCATTATTATCTACACCAAACTTAATCATGCGCTCTACAACATCTGGACCAATAGTATTGATAACTTTATCAGCTTCAGTATCAGTACAAAATTCTTTTGGATGGTGCACTAAATGAACTTTCTTAACAACCTGCCTAAGTATATCCCTTTCTTCTTTCTTTAAAGAATGCAAAAAATAACTCATCGATATGCCTTTGTTTTTTTAGCAACAGACTTTGGTTGCTTGCTAAACTGTTTGCCTTTTCTTATAGCTTTACGTTTGGCGGCAGTTGAGGCGGCATACTCTTGGGAGGATAAAGATTTAATTGCCGCCTCTGGGAGATAGCGTTCACCTGTTGCTTTCGAGCCTTGAGTGGAAGGCTTGCCTGACTTGGTACGCCATTTCTGTTTCGTCCAGTTTACTAATGAGCGTTGAGGAGCTTTCACGAAGTATATCCTCCTCCTGCTTTCTTGTAGGCTTTGGCAAGCATCTGCGCTTTACGAGCAGACCATTGACCACTAGCACCACCTTTGTTACCTGCTTTAATGCGTTGAAAGATTCTTCTTCTCATTGCAGGTTTAGTATAATTTCCAGCCGCATTAACTGCCATTTAAAGACCCATATTGTTTTTTTGCAGACTTTAATACATCACTTGTTGCACTTGATGGTATTTGTTTTAATAAACTTTGAGCTAATGTAACTGTGTTTGTTCCAGTTTTTCCATCTGTCATTGTGTGCTTAAATCCAAGTTCTTTTAATTTTTTTCTTAAAAGTTTAACTTCTTTTGTATAATGTTGTTGAGGTCTTGTTTCTTTTGTATCAGAAACTTCTGCAACAACAGACCTTGCAAGTTTCAATAAAGAAGCACGACTTGGTGGGTTTGGTGCTTTTTTATCTCTACCCATTTGACCTTTAGTATTCATTAGTATCCCCTAGAATATTTTCCAGCAGGTATTGGCTTTGCTGGTTTTTTCTTTTTAGCTTTGGATGGTGTACGTTTCTTTTGCATCATTTCATTTTCGCTTTCATAATTCTTTGTTGTAATGCTTTAGGCAATGTCTTCTGCTTACCAGTCAACATTGACTTCTTAGCCGCTTTCTTTTTTGCTGTTGGTCTTCCAACTTGTGAACCATAAGTTCCTTTTCCCATAGGCATATTAATCTCCTTTATTTGCCAAAATTTTTCATAGCTTTTTTATGCGATGCAGAAAATGACATTCCAGATTTCATGTCCTTAATCATCGAGTTCATATGTTTTTTAGTATGATGTTTTTTATGTTTTGCTAATGTTGAACGCTGTCGTTTAGTAAGTTCCATTATGCTCTTGCCTTATTTCGTTTTGTAATAGCTCTTGCCTTTGCTCTAGCATCAGCAGAACTAGATGCACCCCAAGCTCTAAGCGATAATAATTTTCTAGTAGGTCTACCTTTGGAATCTCTATCAGGTCCTTTATTACCAGCCATTCGAGCAAGAAAACTTGCTCTGCGAGGATTGTCTCCACTCTTTACTGGAGCTTTGAGTGTTCCTTGCTTATAAGACGCACGACCCTTTGCATTCAATCCACCTTTGGGATTCTTGCCTTCTTTTCTTTGCCATGCTGGTGTTTTAGCCATTATCGATTCCTTGCTCTTTTTCTTTTAGCTAGTAAA